CCATTTTCTTCTACATATAGAATTATGAAAGTTGACCATAAAGAAAGAAGAGACTTTGAGGTGTATATACGCAGATCAGATTTAAATAATCCGTTATACGTTTTCACAATATCTAAGGTTGTTAAATCGAATGGAATAAGAATGCTGATTTCTTCAAGAATTTATTCAAAAATTAATGGAGGAAACTAAATGAAATATGTGGTTATTTTATCCATAATTGCTGGCACAGCATGCGCTGAAAGTAATAATCTTGCACTATCACTGCCTAACCCACCATTAAATTACCAGAGTGACAGATTTAGAGCTGGCAATTTAGATTGTGCTAATGCAGTTGGCGGAGGTATTAATTTAGAATTTGGCGTAACTGGCGTTGTTAATAATGTTGGTGGCACGTTTGGCTCATCAGGCAGTTTATCGCAAGGTAAAGATATTGGTATATATACAAGAATAGTTATACCATTAGACAAGCCTAGATCACGTATTAATTGTGATGATCTATACCAAGTAGGACTTACACAACGTAGGCTTGAAATACTGATGCTACGTGATGAGCTGGAGCAACTTAAAAGCCTGCAAGCAAAAGGCAACGAGATGGACTTTGAAAACTAATGGATACAACCAAGATAGCAAATGATATTGATGGCTTGGCTAACCGCCAAATCAAAGCTGGTGGCATGAAACTTACGGCTGGTTCTATCATGGCTATATTTGCTTTCTTATCTACTATTGTTGGCGGCCTATATGGTGGGTTTGTACTATATCAGAAAATAGAAGCTGTAGCTGGGTTGGATATAGAAGCTTATCAGCAAAATATGGATGTAATGGACGCAAAAATTACGGGCATATCTGAAAAGGTAGAAGAAAGCGTGGAATATACCAGGGATATAAAGAATGGCCTGAAAGACGATATACTACGCATAGAGCAACAGACAGATCGCATTGAGGATATGGTGCGTAAATCTGAAGACAAAGTTAGGGACATGATAGATGGTGCGGAGGTACGCTTTGAAAATCAGCGTGAACGTGTTAGAGTTTCCCAAAGTGGTGCAATGAAAGAACTTGAAGAAACTTTGATGGATAAGTTGCAACGCGCATTGGACAACCCGTTAGCAGATTAGGATTATAACATGGATGAGTTTAAAAAATTTGACGTAGATGGCAATGGAAGCATAGACCAAGCCGAATGGGATCGCATGGCACTTGAGGATAGGCGCTTACGAATGCAAGATGAAGACGCCCAGCGTGATGCACAACGTAAGATGACATGGTACGCCCTGTCAGGGATGCTCCTATACCCCTTTGCGGTCATCTTAGCAGATGTATTTAGTTTAACTGAAGCCGCCAGAATATTAGGCTCAATGGCTTCAATTTACTTTGTATCTGTTGCTGGCATAGTGTCAGTATTCTTTGGTGCAAACGCATTAGCGAAAGGTAAACAAAATGATGAGTCTCGTAAGTAATTTAATAGGCCCTGTTTCTGGCCTGTTAGACAAAGTTATAGAAGATAAAGATCAGAAGGCACAGTTGGCTCACGAAATAGCCACCATGTCTGATAACCATGCCCAACAAGCATTGATGGGACAGTTAGAAATAAACAAAGCTGAAGCTGCATCTGGCTCTATATTCAAAGGTGGATGGCGTCCATTTATCGGTTGGGTATGTGGTGTAGCCTTTGCTTACCACTTTGTATTGCAGCCATTGATCGTGTTTGGTGTAACTGCTGCTGGCGTTGATATACCAGAGCTACCAGAGTTTGATATGGGTTCACTTATGACTGTGATGATGGGTATGCTCGGATTGGGCGGAATGAGATCAATAGAAAAATTGAAAAAAATTGAGAAATAGGAGATAGATAATGGCAAATTCATTATACGGAAATATTGCAAAGAAACGTAAGCGCATTAAAAATGGTAGTAACGAAAAAATGCGTAAGCCCGGTGCAAAAGGCGCGCCAACTGCGGGCGCTTTCAAAGCAGCAGCTAAAACTGCCAAAAAGAAACCAACTCGGAAAGCTTAATTATGAGTGAAGCAATGAAAAAGCTCCAAGAGAAAGTTGGCGTTGGCGCTGACGGACATTTTGGAAAGAACACGGCAAAAGCCATCGCAGAGCATTACGAGCTATCTGATGAGAGAGCTGCGCATTTGATGGGTCAAGCAAGCCACGAAAGCGGTCACTGGCGTCATACAAGGGAAAATTTAAATTATAGTGCTGAAAGCATGATGCGTGTATGGCCTAGCCGCTTCCCTGATTTAGCTTCAACTGAAGGGCTTGCAAGAAACCCAAAAGCTTTAGCCGAAAATGTTTACTTTGGTAGATTAGGTAATGATTCTAAAACAAAAGCAAGCTTATATGTAGGACGTGGATTTTTACAATTAACCGGGTTTGCAAACGTCAAAGCATTTGCATCTGATATGGGTGTTCCAGAAGTTATTGAAGACCCACAGTTACTTGAGGATGAGTATGCGTTTGAAACAGCATTATGGTTCTTTAATAAAAACAAGTTATTCGACATTGCAGATAAAGGTGTGAATGAAGAAATAATTAAAAAGATAACCAAAAAGGTAAATGGTGGTTATCATGGTTTAGATGATCGCATAGAGCAAACAAACAAAATCTATGAATGGCTCACATCATAATAATAACATTGGTAGAGCTGGTGAATTTCTAGCTCTATCTAAGTTAGCTTTCGTTGGCATTTCATGCACTCTAGTTCAACATGATATAGATGATGCATATATTAAAACGCCAAGCGGTAAACTACTGACCCTGCAAATCAAAACAGCAAATACAAAATCAGGAAATCGCAATCAATATAGATGGCATACGAGTTCTGTAGAAGGTAAGAAAAAATCAGATATATATGCTTTGGTGGCTTACGAAATAAACAAAGTTTACTGGGTGCGTGGCGATGATAAGATGATTAAAAAAACATCAACTCGCTTACACCCAGAAGCATTTGACAATGAAAACGAATTATTAAATCAAGTTATAAATAGCTTTGAAGTTTAAATAAACTGCTTGTATGTAGTGTGTATAAACCATATTAAAACGTGTGGGCAATGTCGGGCAGATCGTTGCTCACACGAAATCAATGCAATGTATCTTTATCAAATATACTTTGGTCATGTAGTTCAATAATTAATTCTGCCAATGCCTGCATAACTGTCCTTTGATCTGTGATTAACAGTCTGTCAGATATATAATCACAAAGCAGGTCAAGCTCCTCATCAGCTTCAGCACTATTTTCGCACGTTAAATCTAATGTAAGTTTTATATTAAAGTCTGACACGTCATAGCCTTATAAAAGTGGGCTGTGCCGAAGAGGGAGGGAGAAAGGCACAGCCCTAGTAAAGCGGGTCACACTGAGCAATCAAGTGTTGGAGGAGGAGAAACCCGCTTAATTAAGCATAACCTAAATATGCTACTCTTTGCAAGCGTCTGACATCTCCGCAGCCAATGCAGCATAACCCGCTGCATCTGTGCTAGAATCAATATGACCCCCATTACGCAATCTTGCCATTTTAAGTAAAACCATCATATTACAAACATCAGATGCATCAACTTTATGCCCCATATAACTTGTCCACATTTCTGCTATTGTATTGAAGTTTTCTTTTGGCGTGCCGTAATCTTTTTCCCTGTCACCATTAATTAAGTTTAAAGCCTGCATTAAAACATCTGATCTAATGTTATTGTATTCTTTCATTATTCAATCCTTTGTTTGGCTTTACCACTGTTATCAGTAAACCACATAAATCCGTCATTCATTGCTACATGACCTGATCCTATAAGTGAAGTTAAAGCCTGCTTATAACTTGTCTTAGGATTACTTGCACTACTGCATTTTCCAATAAAGTGATCCTTAACAGTTTCTTCAGATATAACATGGTAAGCTCTTGGTTCAGGCCAGCCAACACCACCAGGGTTTGGATTACCTAAACCTTCTGATCTTAACTGTTTAAAGACACTGCGAAGTAAAGTTTGGTTTTTACCTTTTATTTGCGGGCGACTTGCCTCTTCAACCTCTTCAGATGATGCTTTCTCTATTACGCATGTTGTAACTGCATCACCATCATCATCTTGACCTAGCTCTATAACTTTTAATTTAAAATTAAATATTGCTCCAGTTTCCAAATCCCTTTGTTTGGTGGCCTTTGCAGTACGCAATCCTGTTTCCTCATTGTAATCTAATTCTATTTCAGTATCAGTTGCAGCTCGCAAAGAACTATGGCCTCTTGCACCTGCTGCCTTGTCTTTCCCTGAATGATGTACTGTAGCAACATGCGCTCCAGTAAGCTCACGTAACTGATCGCAATTACCAATAAACTTTGTCATATCTTCTGGGCTATTCTCATTCGCACCAGACATAGCTCTTGATAAAGTATCTATTACAATCATTTTAACAGGCCCATGTATTCGTGAAACCTCACGACATAACTTAGCCAGCACATTCATATCTACATCTGCATCAAGCATATTTACTGGAGATGGCCTGACAGCTAATTTAACGTCTTTATGAAAAGAATAGTGCTGTCTCATAGCTACAACTCTATTATGAAATGCCATACCCCCTTCAGTGGCTAAATATAATACACTGCCACCAGAAACTTTATTATTATTCCACGATTCACTGGCAGAGATGTGCCATGCTATATCCAATACAAAAAAAGATTTACCTACATTTGATGGGCCATATATAACTGACATCTGACCTTCACCAAACCAACCTTTCATTAAGTAGTTGCTAGATAGCTGTGGCTTTGCGTCATTAGGAAAGAATACTTGGCTTATTACACTTTCAATCTTTAATGCTTGTGCTGTTTCATCTGGCCCACGTTCTAACCACATATCAGAATAATCCCAACCTTCCATGTCAGGTAGAATATATTCTATTCCATGATCCTCTTGCGCTCTTTCACATGCTTTTCTGCCAGCCTCATCATTATCACCTGCCACAACAAACGTGCAATCAGGTTTGGCCTGCAAAAGATTATCAACAACTGCTGGTATGTTACCTGCGTTTAATGCAAAAACACATGGCTTGCCTGTTGCCTCATATATTGTTGCAGCTGTTGCCCAACCTTCTGCAACATAAGCAAAATCAACTATTTGACCCCCAACAACACTAAAGTTTCCTGTCACTGGCATTTGATATGAAAACTTCTTACGGCCTTCAGCCGTAATAAGTTGATGGCCTACACGTTTACCCTTTGAATCAATGATGGGTACACATAAGTTATCACCATCAATGATTGCATTATTTAAATTTAATTTCTTTTTATCAAGGTAAGGATGTGTAATGCTGGTATCTCTTTCAGGCCAAATTATATTATCTGTGCGTTCCACTTGTATAGCACTTATATGATTTTCTGTAGGCCAAAGAGACATATCTCTCATCCTATCTTTTATTTCTTTGAAATCATTACACTGCCTGCAATGAACTAGCACCTCACCATTATGCTCTTTAATCCAAAATCTATCTTTGCCAGCACAACTAGGGCATGGGCCGTGATATTCACCTTTAGATGTTTTCTTTAATTCTAAACCCTGTATTATCTTTGTCCCAAATTCTGACCAAATTGCTGCTGGGAACTTGCTTTCTGTTTTATTGTTATGTATCATCTATATATTCCTTTTGTTTTGGGGTATTTCATGCCTCTTGCTTTTTTTAATGGACATTTTTAAAGCAAGAGGCATTTTTCATTTAAAACGGAATATCATCATCAAACACATCATTAGAAGCTGGTGCTTGTGAAGCTACACTAGCTGCAAATGGATCATAGTCTTGACCATTAATTGGCTGTGCTGGCTTTGCTGGCTGTGCATTATTAAATATTGTATCTGAATTAGGTGATACAAAGCCATCTACTTTATCAAATGGATCATCTCCACCTTCTAATTCAGCAAGTTCTAATACCTGTACTGCCCGCAAACGTAATGAAACACCATTCAAACTACCCGTATTATAAGGCACTATCATAACTGCAACATTAACTTTTGAATTTGTTGTCAGCATAAAATCATCTGGCAATCTATTACGTGCTGCATCTACTTGTTTTGGTGGTTGTGTAACATCCCCACCATATGATCCTTTTAACTTACACTTACCAACAATCTCATTATCTGCGTTTCTCTTGTATGGTAAGTTAGTTGGCTTATCAGGCCATTTACGTTTTGTATCCATTGCTGCTGCATTGGCATATGCCTGCGAGCAAACTTGATGTAACTCCTTTGCTTGTGCTTCATCTAATTTAAATGACATCTCAAAAGCTGCGCCCTCATCAAGTGCATGGCACTTAACGCTCTTATTTTCTTGTGTGTCAAATTTATAAGTACCATTAAGTCTAGGGTACAATGCGGTTACACCGCTTATCATATGTTGCATTTTACAACTCCTTTAAAATACGTGACACCCTCACGCTGGGATTAATTATATCTCACCATCTAACCAAGGTGGTAAAGATATTGTATCTAAGTCAGGCCATCCAGTGCTGTAATCATCAGTTTCTTTTGCCCGTTTTATCTTGTGTAATGTTTGCATCATCTCTTGGCGCGCAAACCTTTCATATTTATCTGACAATTCATAACATGCAACTGCATGTGGTTTTTCTTTCTCAATTGCAATAAATATAAAATTAGTAATATTAATTCCTTCAATTTCTAAGCAATATCTGTAAAAACTTTGTTGCATGGAATATTTGAAATTCCTTACAGCTTTCTCAAACCCATTGGGGCTTGCATCTTGGCAAGTCTTAACATCAATGACAAGGCCAGCAGATGATATAAAACCATCTGGTCTAGTCTTTAACCCTAATCCCGTTTCAGGACACGTAACAAAGAATGATGCTTCTGTTATCAACTCTTTATTAGACAGCAATTTAGCTCCCATAGAGTGCGATAAACACTCTTTAGCCATGTCACATGCTAAATCATAGTCAGCCTCGGTCAGTAGTAGCTTATTTTGCTTCTCTGCATCCTCTTTGGCTTCACTCCACGCTTTACCGCGCCTTGTCTCTGGCCCACGTAAAATTAAATCTTTCTCTGGCTCAAGTAGCATCGCATGTACTGCCGTACCTAAATCAAAAGCAGGGTTTTCTTTGCGTACCTTACCCTTCCAATGATGTAATGTTGTGCTGGCTACTGCCTTTAAATCACTTGACGATATATTCTCATGTGCATGATACTCTTCATTG